ATTTAAGAAGTTGTTTGAAAATGCTGTTACTTGGGATAATACAAAAGAAAAACCAGTTAAAAAATGGCAGCATGATGGTAAAGAAAGAGATTTATTACAAGATTTAGAATTACCAATCAAAATAGGTGATACGGTTAAAATGGGTAAATTCAAAAACAAAAAGGTTGTTATTAAAAAAATTGAATGGAATGAAAAAGGTGATTTACTTATTAATGGCAAATCGGCAATGAGATTTAGACTTTTAAAATCACAAGATATTGAAGAATTTATTATAAATAATGATATTTCTAAAATAATAAAAGAAAATACAAATACTAATGTTCAAGGGTTATCAGTAGTTGATGATGGTCCGTCAGCTTTTATGGGTGGTAAAAATGGTTATTTTGGAAGAAATGCACAATGGGCTGAAAAACTTGGATGGGAAGTTGTAGATTATATTTTAGATATTGATGTTTCACAAGTACCACCATTTAAAGGAGAACTTGGGGGTGGTAAATCAGTATCCTATTTACCTGCTGGAATTGGAACTGGCGGTACACCAAATAATCCAGAAAATTTAACTGGTGCAAAAGGTTATAATAAATGGGTTAAAAATATGAAAAAAATAGCCACAAATGTTGGTTTTGAATTAATGAATTTTATGGATAAAGATGAAAAAGATTTAAAGAAACAAATTGCTAAAGATTCAAAAGAAACACTTAAACAACAAAAAAGTGACGAGAAAGATGTTAGAGATAATCAAGTAGAAGAATCAGTATTCTCACAAGGTTGGTGGAAATCATTATTATCTGAAAAAATAGATACTAATCAGTTATTATCAGTAGCAAAACAACTTTGTGAAAGATATAATGTTAAACCAAAACTTGTATTAAAACCATCTTTATCTCGTAGTAGTTATGCTCATTATGATTTTGATAAGAATATAATGTTAATTTCAAAAAAAGCTACAAAAAATTTAAAAGAATTTTTAATTACTATTTTACACGAAATTGACCATGCCAGAGATTATAAAAAGAATGGTAAGAAATTCATACAAGATTATGAATATCATGCTAATATGATTGCTCAAGGAAATGTAAAAGGAAAATCAGACCCTTATTGGCACAACCCGTATGAGATTAAGGCAGAAAAGTTTGGAAGAAAAGAAGCTAAAAAATATAATATAAAAGATTTATTTGGAGAAGCACTCCAAGAAAACATAGTTACAAAAACACAATTAAAACCAAGAGAAAAGGAGTTATTACTTATGGGCGGAGCATACGGACATATGGCACATCCATTTGATGACAAAGATTTGACTTTTGGTGATTTGAAAAAAATCATCGAGTTAGGATTAGGCGGACAACTTAATCGTGAAGACAATGTTACAGAAAAGTTAGATGGTCAAAATATAATGATAAGTTGGAAAGACGGAAAACTTATAGCAGCTAGAAACAAAGGACACATTAAGAATGGTGGAAAGACTGCTCTTGATACTAAAGGCATCATCAGTAAGTTTAAAGGCCGAGGTGACATTCGTAACGCATTTGTGTATGCTATGAAGGATTTAGAGAAGGCTATAAAGAGTTTAAGTCAGAAACAAAAAGACAAGATATTCAACAATGGATATAACTTTATGAATATGGAAGTGATGTGGCCAGAATCAGCGAATGTAATTGATTACGATGTTGCAACGCTTGTATTTCACGGAGCACTTAAATATAATGATAACGCTAATGTGATAGGTGAGGTACCGGGAAGTGGAAGAATACTTGCTGGCATGATTAAGCAAATTAATCAGCATATACAAAAAAAATATTCAATAGGAAAGCCTAATTTCTTAAAGGTCCCAAAACATCAAGATTTTGGTAAATTAAAATCTAAATTTTTATCTTCATTATCAAGATACCAATCTAAATTTGGTTTGGCTGATAACGATACATTAGGTTTATATCATCAGAAATGGTGGGAACAATTTATTACAAAACAACTAAAAAAAGTATCAGCAAAAATATTAAAAGGATTAGTTAAGAGGTGGGCATTCTTTGATAAATCATATACAATACCTATGATGAAAAAAGATTTAGCCAAAGATGAACCTATATTTTTAGAGTGGGTATTAAAGTTTGATAAACAAGACCACGCAGCTCAAGTTAAAAAGAATATGAAACCATTTGAAGAATTGTTCTTTGAAGTAGGTGCTGAAATAATGAAAAATGTAAGTGGTTGGATTGCAGCTAATCCCGATAAAGCAGTCCAAGGAATTAAGAAAAGATTAGATAAATCTATTTCAAAAGTTAAAAGTGGCGGTGATTTAAAGAAACTAAACACATTAAAATTACAATTAGACAAGTTACAATCAATTGGTGGAATAGATTCTATCGTCCCAAGTGAAGGGATTGTGTTCAAATACAAAGGAAACACATATAAATTCACAGGCGCATTCGCTCCAATCAATCAAATTACAGGTTTAATTAGTTTTTAGATATTTATATATATAAAATAACAAGAGGTGGTTATGGGTAAAAATATAAACAAAGTCAGAGAAATGTTAGCTGGAACTCATCAGGCTAATATTCAGGTCGGCTATGGTGACCAAGAATCACAAAGAATAAGAAAAGCTGGTGACCGATGGACAGATTTAGAAGGTGTAGAATGGGAACAGAAGGACGGTTATGTTTCAAAAGTTACAGCGATGCCAGATGTAGGTATATTTTCTAAGGCATGTAAAGATTGTAGTAAAAATTGTAGTAGAATGAATAATGATAAAAGACATTTTGAAACTTGGAAACGAATGGAAAGATGTTTTCATTGTCAGATAAATTTTGAAGTAGATTTAAAATCAAAAAAAATTGGAATAAATGGTAACAAGTGGCAATTTTGGATAAAATTACAGCTGTTACAAAGATGGGATGCAATTGATTTAGAAGTTCAACACTTAGTTTTACATAACGCAGATGTTAAACATCACGATAAACCTTTATTAAATGCATTAGCAAATGAAAACCAAAGACAGACTAAAGAAAAAATAAAATTTAACACACAATAGGAGAAATAAAATGACAGCATGGATAATAGCAAATTGGGAATGGATTTTAGTAGGTTTTTACACATTAGAAAAAATCGTAAAATTATCCCCAAGTAAAAAAGATGATATTATTTTTGATTCGGTAATCAAACCTGTATGGGATAAATTACCATTTGGAAAGAAGTAATGTTTAGTAAAATCAAAAAATATGTTTTAGGATTTTTTGTCTTATGTGGTGGTATACTCGTAGCATTTTTAAGTGGTAAATCAACAGGTAGAAAAAATGAGAAACTTAAAGGGGTAAAAAAACAATCCAAGAAAGTTTCTGATTTATTAAAAGATAAAAAGAAAAATGTAAAACGGATTAAAAAAACTAAATACAAGAAAAAAAATATCGGTAGTAAAGAAGCAGCAGACTATTTAAAAAAGTTTGCAACTAAGGGAAAGAAAAAATGAAAACATTGATTATGATGTTATTATGTTCTTTTATTTTTGCTCAAGAAGTAGAACCGTGTGAGGGAATTTGTTTTTCAGAAGAAGATGCTATGAATATAACTCACAACATTAAAGAACTTGAATTTAATCTTGACAAAGCTAAAACTCTAAATTTAGAGTATGAAAGTTTAATGAAAGATTACGAAACACAAATAAAACTAAAAGAAGAAATGATTGACTTAGTTAAACCAAAATGGTACGACAATAAGTACCTTTGGTTCTTTAGTGGAATAATAGTAACAAGCGGTTCTATTTATTTAGCAGGACAAATAGACTAATGAGTGCTGAGTTAAAACAAGTAATTAAAAGAGAATATCTACAATGTGCACAAGACCCTGTCCACTTTATGAGGAAGTACTGCACAATTCAGCATCCTACAAGAGGTAAGATGAAGTTTAATTTATATGATTTCCAACAGAAAATGTTAACTAATTTTAAAGATAACAGATATAACATAATTCTTAAATCAAGACAATTAGGTATATCTACCTTATCAGCGGGCTATTCTCTTTGGTTAATGTTATTTAATCCAGATAAAAATATTCTTGTTGTTGCTAAAGATAAAGACACAGCTAAGAATCTTGTTACTAAAGTAAGAGTTATGTATGCAGGATTACCGAGTTGGTTAAATACACCAGTTGATGAGGATAATAAATTATCTTTAAGATTTCAAAATGGTTCTCAAATAAAAGCAGTAGCTGCAACAGCAGAGGCAGGTCGTTCAGAAGCTCTATCTTTACTTGTACTTGACGAGGCAGCATTTATTGATAAAATTGATACAATATGGACTGCGGCACAACAAACACTAGCAACAGGTGGTGATTGTATTGCACTTTCTACACCAAATGGTGTGGGTAATTGGTTTCATCAACAATGGATGGGTGCTAAAGATGGTACAAATGGATTCCATCCAATAAAACTTCATTGGACATCACATCCTGATAGAGACCAAGCTTGGAGAGATGAACAAGATACGGTTTTAGGTCCATCACAAGCTGCTCAAGAATGTGATGCTGACTTTCTTACTTCTGGTGAATCTGTAGTCGACCCACAAATATTAACTTGGTATAAAGAAACAATGGTAAAAGAACCAATTGAAAAAATTGGTATAGATAAAAATTTATGGGTATGGGAACAACCTGATTATACAAAAGAATATATAGTGGTTGCTGATGTTGCTCGTGGCGATGGTGGAGATTATTCTGCTACACAAATATTTGAAGTTGAGGGAATGAATCAAGTTGCTGAGTATAAAGGGAGATTAGGCACAACAGAGTATGGTAATTTTTTAATAGAAATAGCAACCAAATATAATGATGCCTTACTAGTAGTTGAAAACAACAACATCGGTTGGGCTACAATACAAACTATTATTGATAGAGGATATAAGAATCTATTCTATCAATCTAAAGATTTAAAGTATGTTGATACAGAACATAATATGACAAATAAATACAGAACACAAGATAGAAATATGGTACCAGGATTTTCAACTACCGTAAAGACTCGTCCATTAATTATAGCTAAAATGGAAGAATATACAAGAGAAAAATTAGTTAATTTAAAATCTTCAAGGTTAGTTGAAGAATTATTTGTATTTATATATAAGACAGGCTTAGTACAATCAAAAGCAGAAGCAATGCAAGGTTACAATGACGACTTAGTTATGTCTTATTCAATAGCACTTTGGGTTAGAGATACAGCATTAAGAATGCAAACAGATAAAAATAAACAGCAATGGGGTATGATGAATAGTATTTTAAATAGTAATGGTAATCGTACAGAAGCAGATGGGTTTCAAAAAAGCAATCCAAATGAAAAAAACCCATTTGAAATGGAAACTGGAAAAGACAAAGAAGATTTAACATGGTTATTAGGATAAATAGAAGAGGTAAATATGGCACAAAATGAAAATATATTCACAAGATTAGGAAAACTATTTCAAGGACAAATAGTTATTAGAAAAACGGATGCTGGAGAATTGAAAGTTAAAGATGTTGACTTCTCACAGGCAGGATTAACATCTAACTTTATTGATAGATATAATCGTCTGTTTAGTGCACAAAATTCATCGTGGGGTAGCGGCTATGCAGCAAAAGAAAATGCTAAAAATGCATATGATGCACAACGAAGAGAATTATTTAAAGATTATGAATTGATGGACTCTGACCCAATTATATCATCTGCATTAGATATTTATTCAGACGAATCGACTATTACTAATGTAGAAAATAGAATTTTAAATATAAAAACTGACAATCCAAAAGTTGCTAAAATACTACATAACTTATATTATGATATATTAAATATAGAATTTAACTTATGGCCTTGGATTCGTAATATGACTAAGTATGGTGATTTCTTCTTAAAAATGGATATTCTAGATAAACACGGTATTGTAAATGTTAGCCCCTTATCAGTTTATGATGTAATTAGAATGGAAGAACACGACCCTTCAGACCCTAAAAAAGTAGAGTTTCAATTAATAGACGATAAAAATTCTGGACCATATGGAAAAAGAGGTGACCTTGAAGAGGAGTTGTTACAATCTTATGAGATAGCCCATTTTAGACTTTATGGTGATGCAAACTTTTTACCTTATGGTAAATCAATGTTAGAAGGATGTCGTAAAGTATGGAAACAATTAACTCTTATGGAAGATGCTATGTTGATTCATAGAATTATGAGAGCTCCAGAGAAAAGAGTGTTTAAACTTGATATTGGAAACATACCTCCAAACGAAGTAG